CAGGCACAGACCATCGTAAGTTCATGCGGATGATTACGGTCTATCTTGACATCACCGCCCCGCTGTATTGGTGGAAGGAGTTCGATACTTACAAGGTTGGTACGGTTGCCAATTCCTGTTCCACGATGCATAAGATTGCGGATAAGGAGTTTACGCTGGCGGATTTTAGTTGCGAGCATCTGGATCGCGAACCTTATCATCGCAACTGGATCGAGAGCGTAATCGTCGATGAAGATATCACTTCGCCACACAAGGTATGGATGACACCATTTGATGTTCTTAGATGCACGATCGAGATGCTAAACGCATATCGTGAAAACTACCTTGAAACCAAGGATAAACAGGATTGGTGGCAGATGATCCAGCTTCTCCCGAGCTCTTACAACCAGAAGCGGACAGTCATGCTGAACTATGAGGTTCTGGCAAACATCTATAAATCCCGTCGGCATCACAAGCTCGACGAATGGCACACGCTTTGCGACTGGATTGAGGGTTTGCCTTATTCTGAGCTGATTACTGGCAAGGAGGAAATGGCGGATGTTTGATGGTGGAGTAAAAGAAACCTTGTGCACTCGCTGTGCTCATCGAGATGTCTGTGCACATAAACAGGACTATTTTGATATTCTCAAAGCGGTCGAAAATGCAACTGTGACCCGAGATACGGGCGATGGAAAGATCACATCAAAGAAAGTGATTCACTATGACTTCATCAGCGGCATCTCTGTTGGGTGTAAGTATCACCAAAATTGGACAGAAACCTATCGTTCCGGAGAAGCAATCCTCTGAAACTGCACGAAAAATACACCCCCTATTATGAAAGGAGGTAACGCACATGAATTATTTTCTGGCAGTTAATGATCGGCAACTCGGCACTTGTTTGAGAATGCTGTTTGCTGAGAAACTTCAGCCTGCTGTCCAAACCGTGTTGAACGAAAAGGGCAAGATTGAATTTCACATCAGCATTGCAGCAGATCAAGAAGTGTTCGAAGAACTGAACGAGCGCTACAAGATCATGATTTCGTAAGTTACTCGATTTCAAAGGTAAAGGGGCCGTAACAAGCCCTTTTACTTTTGTTATATTTATGGTAAAATACTACGAGGAGGTCGTCAAATGAGAATTATTCGAGACATATTTTGGATATTATTGATTATTACTGTGCCGGTAGCAATCTTTGATAAATTCTTTAGACCTTATTGCATGACCGTTATTGAAAGGATGTGTAACAAGGATGAAAGTTAAATCCAGAATGTCCTGTCCTGTTCGAAGGAAAGACGGTACATGGACTACTGTTATCAAAGAATTTGAGGAAGATATTCCAGATCTCGGGCGAGAAGAACTTATCTGCAACAAATGCGGACGCCCAGATTATCCGAAATGCAAGGAAACGGTTTGTGAAGCCTGGAAATACCACGAATCGAAAAAACAATAACTCATTTAAGAGCTGAGGTTAAACCTTGGCTCTTATTTTTGTGTAAAGGAGAAAACTATGCTTGCCAGAGAAGCGACAAAAGCGGATATTCAGGCTGTTCGTGACCGTCTGCGGGAAGCAAAGGAACAGCGGCAGCTTGATATTCAAATAAACCAGGCTATTGCACTGGTAAATCGTAATCACAGGAGGAAAAAATATGACGCCGAACGACTATCAGCAGGCAGCTCTTCGCACAGCCCCAGGAGATTTACCGCCTGAGAGACTTCTGCTCAATGGCTTAATGGGTCTGAACGGAGAAGCCGGCGAAGCAATTGATATTTTGAAAAAGCATCTGTTTCAGGGGCACGAACTGGACACTGAACATATGGCTAAAGAGCTTGGAGATGTGGCTTGGTATCTCGCTGTAAGCGCAAATGCCATTGAATATGACCTTGAAACCATCATGCAGATGAATGTGGACAAACTGAAAGCCAGGTATCCGGATGGTTTCGACGCTGAACACAGTTTGCATCGCAATCAGGATGATATTTAAGGAGGGTTTTCTATGAATGAACAATTTGGAGAAAAGGTAAAAACTATTTTTGATAGTATTACCGTTCTTCAGGCAAAAGATAGCGACTTGAAACGAGATAACGCCAACATCAACGGTGACTCCCCTATGGGGGCTATGCTGCAATATGGTGCCAATACCGCTAAGGAGTACAATCTGGAGTATTTGATTAAACCTGCAATTGCAGAACTTCACCGCGATGGTTGGATTCACATACATGACCTTGACTTCTATGCATGGACGACGACCTGCACGCAGATTGAACTTCGCAAACTCTTTAAGAATGGATTCAATACCGGGCACGGCCATTTGAGAGCACCAAAAAGCATTGGTTCGTATGCAGCTTTGGCTGCTATTGCTATCCAGTCAAATCAAAATGACCAGCATGGCGGACAGAGTGTTGTGGACTTCGATTATGCTATGGCTGAGGGTGTCCGTTACACCTATCAGAAGTACCTGAAAGAGGGTTATGAGATCTGCGAACGCCTCAATGACCTGAAAGATAAGGAATGGATTCTGGACTATGCTATGGAAAAGACCACTCGTGACACCTACCAGGCGATGGAGGGGCTGATTCACAATCTAAACACCATGCATTCCCGTGCAGGCGCTCAAGTCCCATTCAGCTCTATTAACTATGGTACAGATACATCCTGGGAAGGTCGCCTCGCTATCGAGCAGCTTCTCCTTGCTACAGAGGCAGGACTCGGAAACGGCGAAACTCCTATCTTCCCGATTCAGATTTTCCGAGTCAAGGAAGGTGTCAACTATAATCCGGACGACCCGAACTATGACCTGTTTGAATTGGCGATGAAGGTAAGTGCTAAGAGGCTTTTCCCCAACTTCGCTTTCATTGATGCTCCATTCAATCTCCAGTATTATAAGTCCGGTCATCCTGAGACAGAGGTTGCATATATGGGCTGCCGAACTCGTGTGATGGGAAATGTTTACGACCCATCTCGTGAGATCGCTCCTGGTAGAGGCAATTTGAGTTTTACCTCCATCAACCTGCCCCGACTTGGCATTGAGTCCAAAGGTGACTACCTTACTTTCTTCAAACTGTTGGATAAAATGCTTGACGCGACGATGCAGCAGCTTCTCGACCGATACAAAATTCAGGCTTCGAGAATTGTTCGTAACTTCCCATTCCTTATGGGAGAAGGCGTCTGGATGGATTCTGACGGGCTTTCTCCTGATGACACGGTTGGAGAGGTCTTGAAGCATGGAACGCTATCTATCGGTTTCTGCGGGCTTGCAGAGTGTCTTGTAGCGCTTAATGGCAAGCATCACGGTGAAGATGAGTTCTCCCAGGAGCTTGGCTTGCGTATTGTCGGCTATATTCGTGACTATTGCAACCGTAAGAGCACAGAACTCAGTATGAATGTAACCTGTCTTGCTACTCCCGCTGAGAGTTTAGCTGGGCGGCTGCTTCGATCTGACAGAGAAAGATACGGAATTATCAAAGGAGTTACCGACCGTGAATACTACACCAACAGCTTCCATGTTCCGGTATATTACCATCTCCCTGCACTTAAGAAAATCGATATTGAAGCTCCGTATCATGCTCTTACTAATGCCGGTCATATTTCCTATGTAGAACTGGACGGTGATCCGACCAAAAACCTTGCAGCTTTCGAGCGGGTTGTAAGGCACATGAAAGAAGCTGGCATTGGCTATGGCAGCATCAATCATCCTGTAGACCGAGATCCTGTCTGTGGCTACAACGGTATTATCAATGACACCTGTCCCTGCTGCGGACGGAGCGATGCTGATGGAATTCCGTTCGAACGCATTCGTCGTATCACTGGATATTTGGTTGGAACTCTTGATAAGTGGAATGACGCTAAGCGTGCGGAGGAGCGAGATCGTGTCAAACATGAAGTTGATTCGAATTTCGGGGATTGAGCCGGAGTCCATTGTTGATGGAGAAGGCATCCGATATGTGATATTTACACAGGGTTGTCCTCATCATTGCCCCGGCTGTCATAATCCTCAAACTCACCCGTTCGGTGGCGGAAAACTCATGTCGATCGAAGATATACTCGATGATATTTCAAAAAGAAAAAATTGGATAGACGGCATCACCCTTTCCGGAGGTGAACCATTCTGTCAGATTTACCAGTGTGCTCTGATCGCTGAAAAAGCTCATCAAATGGGACTCAGCGTTTGGTGCTACACTGGTTATCTTTTTGAAGACTTGTACAGGCAAGGCATCGAGCTTCTGAAACATATTGATGTGCTTGTTGACGGCCCGTTCGTACAGGCTGAAAAATCGTTGGATCTTGACTTCAGAGGAAGCCGTAATCAGCGAGTCATTGATATTCCGGAAAGCTTGAAAGAAGGCGTAGCGATCTTGAAACAAACTTAGAAGAAAGGAGTATCTGCATCATGGCGAACACTACTAATCCTCGACGAAATGCCGAAGGATATCCTGACCCGACCGCTTACGAAGCCCTCAAGAATATTGATCGTGAAGAAGACGAAAGATTTCATAGACTGCTGCATACACTGTTTTACTTGTGTGAGTTGGCTGACTTCGAGATCGAAGGTCGGATAATTCTGGTTGATAAACGGAACGGACGGGTTTGGAGATGAGAGAAATGAGTCCGTACATACTTGAAAATTGTGTAAATTTTAGCCCACTTTTGTTTGTCGGATTCGGGCAAAAGCCCACTTTTGAAAAAATTTTTGAGCGTGTACGGACAATTTTCCTGAAAAAAGCCCAGAAAAAGTGGGCAAAAGCCCGGTTTTGAAAACCAAAAGTGGGCAGAAAAATTCGGAGGCATTTTCTGAAAATGGCACTTTTTGAGCGTTTTTTGCCCCAAAATGGCCGATTTGCGCCGATTTGAAATTTTTCTTGTGAAAAAAGCCCACTTTCCCACTTTTATTTCTTATTTAATTGTGATAAAAAGTTTTAATAAATATATAAATAGGGCGAGAAAAGTGGGCATTTGACCAAAAGCCAAAATACATAGCACAAGTCGATGGAAATGTCAAGACTTTTTACCGAAAGTTCTTTCTTTTTCTTTCAGACTGTGCTATACTATAAGCGCCACACAATCTAATATGTTCAAGTCGTTTAGGGAAAACTGCTTTGGTAAAAAGTGTTTTCTCTCTTTACTCATTTCATTTGTCCCTTTGCGGCTTGATTGAGATTGTGTGGCAACAATGAGGGTTGACACTTTTTCAGTGCGTCTCTCGTTGTGGGGGCGCACTTTTTTAATGCCCTCGGAAAGGATGGGATAATGAGATGAGAAAGTTCTTGGCAGCGTGCATGGCGATTGTCATGATATTTACGATTGCAGGTTGCAGTTCAGAGGGGCATGAAGGAGAAGCTAAAACTCCATCTGGTTCCAGTATTCAAAAAGGCAAGGATTATCAAAAAGTAGTTGACGAGTTTGAAAGTAGTGGCTTCACAAACATCAAACTTGAAAAACTTGACGACCTTGTTACTGGTTGGCTTACAAAAGACGGTGAGGTCGAATCTGTTTCCGTGGATGGCGATACTAAATACTCTGCTGATGCTTGGTATCCGGCCGATGTCGAAGTTATAATCACATATCACACATTCCCGGAAAAAGAAACTTCTGAAACAGATAGAGAATCCGTTTCAACCGAAGAGCCTGCTGTTGATATTTTGACAGTAGATAATTCTCCAGAATTGGCAGCAATGCTTTCTATTAAAGCGGATATGGATCAATCGTATGCCGATTTTGCAGAGGCTTATAAGAATCAGGTTATTGAGTTTGATGGCTGTATTACCTATCTTACAAACCACGATAATTACGACACCCGATACGATTTGCTAATCAGTGCTGGAGACTATGTGGATGAAAATACTGCAAACCCTGGTCCAACTTTTAAGTTTAAGGATGTTGGGGTATATGATTTAGGAGACGGACTTACGCTTGCTGATTATATCAAAGTCAGCAGCAATGTAAGAATACAGGCTAAAGTGCGGAGCTACAATTCTGATACCGGTCTCTTTGAACTTGACCCAGTAAGTGTAGAAGCTCGATAACAAACAACTTTATATTTGACCGAGATGCTTAAACGGTGTCTCGGCCTTTTTTTATGTCTTTTTCCGCCGCGCGAAAAATACATTCCCTTTTATGAAGAGAGGAGTAAAAAAGCTATTTTTAAGAATAGACATTCTCTTTTCAGTTTTGAAAAAACTACATGAAAGGAGGCTCATTTGCCAATGCTCGAAAGTCAATTTCAATCGAAGCTCATTAAGGAGCTTAAGAAACTTTTTCCAGGTTGCATCGTGATGAAAAGCGACTCTGGATATTTACAGGGCATTCCTGATCTGCTTATTCTGTTCAATGACAAATGGGCTGCTCTGGAATGTAAACAACACGCTGGCGCAAAAAAGCAACCGAACCAAGAATATTATGTGGGCAAGATGGACGAGATGTCTTTTTCCAGATTTATTTGCCCCGAGAACAAGGAGGAAGTGCTGCATGATCTTCAACAATCATTCCAATCTTGAAGGGCAACACGCTTTTCTTGGTGCCAGCAAGTATCATTGGATTAACTATGATGAAACAAAAGTAGCCGATGCTTATTCAAAGTTTTTGGCCACACAGCGAGGAACCGTTCTACATGACTTTGCATGTCAATGTATCACTTTGGGGCAAAAACTCCCTAAGTCACAGAAAACATTGAACATGTATGTCAATGACGCAATTAGTTTTCGTATGGTGCCTGAACAGATTCTGTTTTATTCAGAAAATTGCTTTGGCACCGCCGATACGATTGTGTTTCGGAATGGTACGCTTCGTATTCACGATTTGAAGACCGGTGTCGTGCCGGCGCACATGGAGCAGCTTAAAATATACGCTGCTCTTTTTTGTTTGGAGTACAAAATAAAACCTGCTGATATCGATATAGAACTTCGTTTGTACCAAAACAATGAAATTCTGTACGATGAACCGACAGCGGAAGACATCGTTCCGATTATGGACAAAATCATCACTTTTGACAAGGTGATTCGAAAAATCAAAGAACAGGAGGGTTAAACCATGAATTCCTTTGTGGAGG